CAAAGACCGACACTTATGTCGATATGGCCGCCTATGTTGCGATTTCTGCGCAACTCCACACCGAGGAGAACGAGTTATATGTTTAATCTAGAAGATTATGAAACGGTCGAGGAACGCCTCATCAAGTATTGGAAGGAACATCCAGATGGTCGAATTGAAACTACTTTGGTTGAGTCAACGCTTCAGCGATTTATTGTTAAAGCTTCTGTTTATAGAACTGAAGTTGACCCACACCCTTGGACAACGGGCTATGCAGAGGAAACGGTCAGCACGCGTGGAGTCAATTCTACTTCTGCTCTTGAGAACTGTGAAACAAGTGCGATTGGTAGGGCGCTCAGTAACGCTGGCTACGCTACGAAGGGCAAACGCCCTAGCCGCGAGGAGATGTCTAAAGTCAAAGCGGCTGAACCAAAGCCTTTTGCAGAAAAGTTAGCCGACAAGATAACCATGCCGGTCGAAGATGACCCGTGGACAACCAAGGCAGTAGAACCTGCACCAACCGCTGAGGCCGCTATTGATCTTGTTAAAGAAGTATTGGGCGGCGTTAAGATCGATAAAGACATCCCATTATGCCGTAACTGCCATGATCACAAGCCAATGAGTTGGAAAACTGGCGTGAGCGCAAAGACTAACAAGCCTTGGGCTAACTTTAGTTGCTTTGCGTGCAAGGATGTACTTTGGTACAACCTTGCGCCAGATGGCACTTGGAAGGTGCGTGAAGGTCAATGAAATTATGGAAATGCGCTGAATGTAATAGCAAAGCTTTGACGATTACTGCTTATTCGGATCGCATAGTAATGATGTGCGAAAAGTGCGGAGATGGAAGGTATGTGAAGCGATGAGCGGTCTACAGTTTATGAACCAAGATGGTGAATGGGAGAACTTCCCAAGCGATAGCGAATTAGCGGAGAAGGCCAAGCACCAAGAGCTGCTAAATAGTTTGCAAGTTAGAATTATCTGCCACCTATGCAATGAACCAGTACCGCGTGAAGAGTTAGCGTTCTGGATTGCTGGCAGAGTTTTAACTTGGTCATGTAAGAAATGCCACGCGGTCAATGAGTCAAAGCCGTAAGCATCGGGGCTTCCGCACCGAGCGCGTGGTAGCAGAGTATCTGCGGCGCTGGTGGGAAGGCGCTTCAGTAGGTCGAGGTTCAGGGCGCGACATTCTTAATGTCCCGTTCGACTGCGAGGTAAAAGCGCGCACTGGCCTTGATGTAAAGGGAACGCTCCGCCAGATCGAAAGTCGCACCAAAGAAAGTGGCCTAGTGGGGTTCGCTACTTTTAGACTTAACGGGCAAGGCGAGAACGCTGAGGAATATGTAGCAATGTTACGCCTTGGCGATCTGGTGGAGCTTCTTTTGCAAGCTGGATACAAAGACAAAACAACCGTTGAACAAGCCTTAGAGCCAGAGCGTTGCACGATATGTGGTTCTTGGAAGTTCATTAACTGCGCGTGTAAGACTTGCGCTCTATGTAAGGACAAACCTAATGGGTAAATTAAGCGATGAGCATTACACGCCTAAATGGCTATTTGATTCACTTGGCGTGCAGTTTGATTTAGATGTAAGCGCACCAGATGGTGGCGTGCCATGGATACCGGTCAAACGCTACTTCACAGAGGCAGACAATGGCCTTGAACAACCTTGGTCTGGCAATGTATGGATGAATCCACCTTATTCAAAGGTAACACCATGGGTGGATAAGTTCTTGGAGAACGGTGAAGGAATCTGCTTGCTAGTTGTTTCGCGTTCTAAATGGTTTGCGCGCCTATGGGCAGCAGCCGATGGAATCATACCAAGCCCTCCCGACATGAAGTTTGAACGCCCAGATGGCATAAAGCCAGCAGGAATCAGTTATCAAACATTCTTGTTTGCTCTGGGTGAAGGCAATGCTCAAGCTTTGCGTAACTTGAATGGGCGCGTGCGGTAATGCCGATCTATGAGTTCGAGTGCACCAATGATCTTTGCGAGGCAAATCTGCGATATGAGAAAGAACTAAGCATTAACGAGCCGCATGATGTTGAATGTGGGTTCTGCCATGAACCTATGCGCAAAATATACAGCTCGTTTGGTATTCAATTTAAGGGGAGTGGTTTCTATTCTACCGACAAGTAACTTACGCCACGCCGTTCTGAGCAGGACTTATTCAAATGTATTAGAAGGCTTTGGTACTCTATCGGCTAGAAGCCATCAGGGCTTCAACGCGCGCCCGAAAGGCGCAGCGCGCGTGATAGCCGCCGTTATTGGGATACTTCTATCTATAGCATTTATGCCTAGTAGTGAGGCTTCAATAGATGCCTCTAAAAGCCTAAAAATATTAGCGAATAAGCAGTTAACTGATAAGCAATATAGATGCCATAACGAGATCGTATATAGAGAGTCTCGATGGCAGATAGATGCAGTTAATGGCAGTCATCATGGCTATTACCAAATGCGTACTGAGTCTATGAAAGATAAGCCTTATGACTATCAGTTCTATATCTATTGGTATTATGTATCTAAGAGATATGGCTTTGATAAGTCTAATCCAGAGTTGCCGGACTATTGTTCTGCGCTTCATCATTTAAGAACAAGAGGCTGGCAGTAATGGCAAAGCGTGGAGATCCAAGATTAACGCGAGACTATAAAGCCTTTCGCTTAAAGGTATTGGCAAGAGATCAGTGGTCATGCTTCTATTGTTCAGCACCAGCTGCGACAGTTGATCACATCATTCCAATTAGCAAAGCACCTGATCTAGTAGTGAACTTCGAGAACGCGGTTGCTTGTTGCCAGTCATGTAACAGCAGCAAAGGCAGCCGTAATCAAGCCAATTTTCTAGGTAGGGTGCCTACCCCCCCTGTCTTTTCTGGCTACCTCTCTCCGATGCAGTCCAAAATTCACCAGGACAGTCCGTTTACTAGCCGACCCGATCCAGAACAGTCCTGATGCCAGCCAAAAGGAAACCAGCGCTCCGAGGGGCAACTGAGCCAAGGCTTCACAGCCCCTATCTCAAAGGCGCTTCTAAGGTTGACGATGTAATTGAGTTAGCCAATTTAATTAAACTGCCTTTATTGCCTTGGCAGGAGTTCGTACTTCGCGACATGCTGCGCGTGGATAAGAAGGGCAACTGGATACGCAAAACTAACCTGCTATTGGTCGCCCGGCAGAACGGTAAGACCCATTTAACTCGTATGCTCATTCTGGCTCACCTAATCAAGTGGGATAGTAAAAACATCATCATTGCTTCATCTAATCGCTCAATGGCGCTCGATACTTTTCGCCAAGTAGCGCATGTCTTTGAAAACAATGAAAACCTTATGCAGCTAGTTAAACAGATCCGATATGCCAACGGAACTGAGTCGATCGAGATGAAAGACGGTCGCAGACTTGATGTAGTAGCAGCAACAAGAGACGGAGCGCGTGGTCGATCGGCAGATGCGCTATTCCTCGATGAAATCCGAGAATGGTCAGAGGAAGGCTATCGAGCAGCAATGCCGGTAACTCGCGCTAGACCAAATGCGCACACATTCTTAACTTCTAACGCTGGAGATGCTTTTAGCGTTGTACTTAATCAGCTGAGAGAACGAGCCTTAGATAATCCGCCTAAATCCTTCGGGTTCTACGAATATTCAGCGCCACAGTATTGCAAAATAGATGATCCTAAATCTTGGGCTATGGCTAACCCTGCGCTTGGTTATCTAGTTACTAAAGAGACTTTAGAGGAGTCAGTAGCCACTAGCCCTATAGAAAACACACGCACGGAATTGCTTTGCCAATGGATCGACTCCCTGAGCAGCCCTTGGCCTCATGGCATTCTTGAAGAGACTAGCGATAGCGAATTACAGATCCCACCCGGCGGATATACAGTCTTTGGTTTCGATGTATCACCTTCGAGGCGCAATGCTTCACTCGTTGCAGGCCAGATATTGCCAGACGGCAAGATAGGCGTAGGCATCTTGCAGACTTGGGAGTCAGCAGTCTCAGTTGACGATCTCAAAATCGCAGCCGATATAAAGGCTTGGGCAGATCAGTATCGTCCACGGCAGATCTGCTACGACAAGTACACAACCCAGTCGATCGCCGACAAGTTATCGAATGCAGGTTGCGTAGTCCAAGATATATCAGGCCAGCAGTTCTATCAGGCATGCGGAGACTTACTCGATGGCCTAGTTAATCACCGCGTAGTCCATAACGGTCAAGCCAACTTAATGCAGCAGATGAATAACTGCGCAGCAAAGGTTAATGACTCTGCTTGGCGTATCGTAAAAAGAAAATCGGCAGGCGATGTATCAGCACCGATCGCTTTGGCAATGGTTGTGTCTATGTTGATGAAACCACAACAGGTAGCGGCTATATACGCAGGTTGACCTACATGTAGTGTATAATTGCACTCTATGGGTATCCTTTCGCGCCTTACAGGTGCAACATCATCGCCAACTATTGAAGCGCAAGCTGCTCCACAAGTTCTCGGTGAATATTCTCCCTATGCAATGCCCTTTCAGTTCGCCTATGTTGGTCGTACTGAAGCAATGGGCGTTCCTGCCCTAGCGCGATGCCGCAACTTACTTGCTGGCACTATCGGCACAATTCCTCTAGAACTGTACAAGAAGTCAACTGGTGAGGAACTTGGTAAGCCACTATGGCTTGATCAACCTTCTTACTCACAGCCTCGTTCAGTAACTATCGCTTACACAGTTGACTCGCTTCTATTTTATGGTCAAGCCTTCTGGCAAGTTGTAGAGACCTACCAAGAGGACGGCAGACCATCTCGATTTGAATGGGTTGCTAACTCTCGCGTTACTGCAACACTCGATCGAGATAATGTTTATGTAAAGTCTTATGCAGTTGATGGCACAACCGTGCCAATGGACGGCCTTGGATCACTTATTACATTCCAGTCACTATCTGACGGCATCTTAAATACCGGCACTTCAACAATTCGCGCAGCCCTCGATGTTCAGAAGGCTGCTGCTATTGCTGCTGGTACTCCAATGGCAACTGGCTACCTAAAGAACACAGGCGCAGATCTACCACCAGCAGAAGTTCAAGGATTACTAGCTGCTTGGAAAAACAGCCGCAATAATCGTTCAACTGCTTATCTGACTTCAACTTTGAGTTATGAGTCTGTCGGCTTTAGCCCTAAAGACATGATGTACAACGAGGCTATTCAAAACCTAGCGACTGAGATCGCTCGCCTTTGCAATGTACCGCCTTACTATGTTTCAGCAGATCAGAACACAACAATGACTTATGCAAATGTTCAGGACGAGCGCAAGCAGTTCTTAACACTATCTTTGCAGCCATTCGTGTCAGCGATCGAGGATCGTCTATCTATGGACGATATCACCGCTCGCGGAAACATCGTTAAGTTCGATATCGATAAGAACTATCTACGCACAGATCCGATCGTAGAACTTCAGATCATTCGTGAACTTCTTGACCTTCAACTAATTACCCAAGATCAGGCCATGGAAATGACTGACTTAACTCCTAACGGAAGCGGTGAAATGCAATGAACGAGATGTTGACATTCTCGGCAGAACTTACAGCAGATAGCGCAGCGCGCACTATCTCTGGCAAAATAGTGCCATTCGGCGGTGAAGTTGGAAACACTTCCGCCGGTGCAGTTGTCTTTGAGCGCGGTGCGATTAACATCTCTGACACCAGCAAAGTCAAACTCCTATTGGAACATGACCCAAAGCAGCCTATCGGTCGCGCTCAATTCTTTAACGAAACTGATGAAGGGATTTTTGCTTCTTTCAAGATCTCAAAGTCATCTCGCGGCACAGATGCTTTAATCGAAGCAAGCGAGGAACTTCGTACTGGTCTTTCAGTCGGAG